GCATTTTACAAAAAGCAAGTCGTCGCTAAGGAAATACCCAAATATCCCAGACATTAGAATGAAGGGTATGAAGGTGCAGTTTACCTCGCACCCAACTAAGAAGCAAGCTAGTCATATAATAATGTCAGAAGTAATAGAGCAGTTGAATAGGATATTTGAGGAAACGAGGTATGAGGTCCCAATAATTAAGAATCTACTGAGGCATATAACATCAATATCAGTAAAGAATCAGAGGTTATCAGCAATAGATGGCGGGTCTCTAATAGAAGAGGAAGTTAAGAGAATATTTTATAAAATGAGATTATTTTTCTTGAGTGGAGATTCAGCATTACATAATTTGTTGCATACAAGACACCAAGAGAGAACATATGCGCCGGACAGCTTTAAAATAAGAGAGGATGGGAAGGTTACAGCTGAACATGCTCGAAACAGTACAGTTCATATTGACATAGGATCAAAATGGACGGAAGGAGGAGCTTACTTAAAGTATCTGCAGTTATATGGAGATGAGATGGATGCTTATGATGAATTCGAAACTGGTTATAATGACTCAGCAACGATAAATAAAACATACGCATGGGCTCGTTCGGGAACTATGATGGTGGCAGATGGAGATGTGGCAGCGTTGGATTTGCATATAAATTCAATGATGTTGATGATATATATGATGATGGGCTCATTGTGGATAATTAAAGAAGACACACATATGTATCGTATGTATCAATATTTGTTAGAGGGATGTGCTGAGCAATTGGCTGGAAAATGCGTGCGGTGGTTAAAGGATTTCATATTTTTGATAGGTGTTATGCCTTCGGGCAGTATAGAGACTTCTCATGGTGATTCATGGATAGTAGGGGTGATGATGTATTTAACGTTCATATTTTATAAAATGAGAGTATCAGTGAGGGAGGTTAGGAGGAAAATATGGAAAGCTTTGTGCGATAGAAAATTGGCAATTTTTAATAACCGGAGATGATTTTGTTATGGCCTATCCTAGAGAGTTAGATAATATTATAGGAATAGACCAATTTTGCGAGTACTGTACTCAGGTGTACCACATGACATTTAAGCAAAAGAATAAGTACCATTCATTATTGACATATCTGCGGGTGGTAAATAGTCAGGTAGTTAGTGTGGTTTACCAAGGTCCAATATACTTAAAGAGATCATGGATACTCGCGAAGAATTTTAATTTGGAGAAGACAGATCCTGAAATAGCCACAATAGTGCCGTGGAGACCGTTCATGCAGTATAAGTGGCGAATGGCTATACCTAAAGATAATCAAGACCTCTATTGTAAGAATTTAGCAAGATTAATAGGATTGGCGTATGATTCATTAGGAATAGAGCCAATAACATATGATACGTTATATTATATGTTTAGAGTAACTTACAATAGATCATTAGTATTGTT